GCAGACCACGTACGCCTCACCCATGCTGTACGCCCAGAACACCTGTTTCGCGAACTCCTCCCACGCCGTGTACAGGTCCGGGTCGGGGTTGTTCATCCAGTCCGCGCCCAGGTAGTCGGCGGCACCCACCAGGTACGGCGGCATCGTCGACAGCACCGACGAGTTGAGGTCGAGGCACATCCACGCGGTGTCGGTGAGCTGGTTCAGGTTCGACCAGGCGGGCGGGTACCAGTCGGCCGGCCACCCCGACCACGCCGACGCGACGATCCGGGGTGGGGCGCCGGCGAACACGTCCGCGCCCTCGATCGTCAGCCCGTGCGGGTCACCCGGTGTCGCCGACGGCGGGCCGACCGTCGCGGGCGGCACCGAGGCCGGGTCGTTCGGGTTCGGGGTTACGGGGTCCGGCGGTGTGAGCGCCATGCGGCCGAACACCTCGCGGATCCCCACGCCACCGGATAGTACGCCACGTCACAGACGTGGTGCAACGAGCGTTACCGGACGTTATGGTTCAGGGGCAGGGCCCGGCGGGGCGAGACCCGGCTGGGCGAGGTCTGGCGGGACCAGGCGTGGCGAGGCTCAGTAAATAGATGGGTTTGGGGCTGGTGCCGACGCGGCGACGAGCGCCCATGCAAGCGACTTGCAGAGATCGGTACGCCCGAACTCGGGGATCAGGGTCATCCCGTTAAGGCCCTCCCGTACTCGCGCCTGGGTGACAGCGTCGGTGAGCGCCTGGTCCGGCTGGTCATGGACGATCACCCGGTTCGCCGCCAAATCCCGGAACAACGGTAACCCCACACGTGTTTCGCGGATCCCGGACGGCTCCGGGGTAGGCAGCATGTCCTGCGGCACACGTGAGAGCAGGTTCGCGCCGACGAGCACCTGCGCGACCTCCCAGTGACCGGTGTACCGCTCCACAGCCTCGATCGCCGAGTCCCAGTCGTCGAACAGCCAGCCGTTCACCTCGAGCCTGCCGTCCGGGAGCAGGCACACCGCGGCGACCGCTGCCCCTTTCCCATGGTTGTCCTCAACGGCCAGCCATACCGGCCCCGTCGACTCCACCCGGTCCGACAGCGACTCCCATAAGCCAGGTGCGAGGAGCTCGCCGCCCGGCAGTACCCTCCCCGCCGCTGTCGCCGGCCACACGTTCAACCACTGGCTTCGGAACCCCTCGAGCGGGTTCGGCTCGTCCGGGTCGAGTAACGCGCCGGACTGGGCGCTCTCGAGCTCGGCGGCGACGACCTTCTCGCGGCGCGGCGTCCAGTGCGGCGACGCGAGACGCCACGCGGCCCGGTCACCCGGATCCGCGTTGCCGGGCGCACTCCACTCGATCAGCAGCACGTCATCGTCACCCGACTCGAGGTTGTCCAGGGCGGCCAGCCGGCGCTTCAACATCAACGGGGTGGCGAGCCTGTGCGCGGTGCTGACGAGGAGAAGTTGCGGCTGGATCCCCTCCACTAGGGATGGGAGCAGATCATCCGACACGGTGAGCTCGGCCACCTTCCACGCTTCGTCGACGGCCCCAGTCGACGCCGAATACCCGTTGACACCACCCCGGGCGCGAACCATCCATCTGGAGCGGTCCGCCTTGTACTCGATCGTCTGCAACCCATTCAATTCGCGCACCTCGTACAGGTCGGGCCGCTGCCGACACCAGATCCGGGCGGGCCTCTGCACCTCCGCGCAGATGTTGATGTCCTTCCCCGTGTGCAAGACGGTCTGCGACTCCCCGAAATGGTCGCCCTGATGGATACGCCAAAGTAGGAGCTCGCGAAGCAGCCATGACTTCCCGAGCTGGCGGGCCATCGACAGAACGAGCGTGTCCCAGACGAGCAGGCCATCCGCGTCGACCTCGAGCAGCCTCATCGCGACGAGCTGCTGCCACCAGCGGAGAGGCTTACCTGTCCGCTGCTCCGCGAACCGGATGAACCCTCGCCCCAGTGATCCTGTCGCCCTCGGGTGGGGCCGCGTCATCAACCTGGGCCAGGTCGCATCCTTCGGCGGCCTCCTGAGACCTTTCAGCCAGGGGACACGCCACCGGGGATCGGACGCGGCCAGCCCCACCGGCTCGACCGCCAGCGGCGGCGGGGCCACTGGCGCCACCACCTCCAACCTCGGCTTCGGCTTTCGATGCGCCCCACGGTTACACGACACATGAGACGCCCCCAGATACACGCTCCTATCCCCGTCCGCGTGATCGAGATCCCACGCCTCATGCGGCCCGATCAAACCGCCACACCGGGCACAAGACACGCCGCCGGCCAACACCACCGGCTCGAGCGCCGCCCGCCGCTTTTGATGCTCATGCCCATACCCGCGCAAGGTGGTCGACCCGATCGCCCCAACTCGCCCGTACACCTTGCCGCTCACGCCGCCTCCGCTCAGCTCACCTCGAGCCTACCCCGCTCGCTGCGAGAGAGAGAAAATCTGACTGCGGCCGCAGTGGAGTCACTGGTCGCCCCAAAAAATCGGGGTGGTGTGGGGGGTTGATTTCGGGGTGCGGCTGCCGATGATGAGGGCATGGATTGGATCAGGGATCGGTCGAGGGGTATCACCGCGGTGGTGTTGACGGTCGTGCTGCTCGGCGCGGTCGTGCTGGTCGCTGCGATACCCGAGCTCACGCGGCTGTTCGGCTCGTACGTTCACGTGCTGGTGTTCGGCCCATGACTCAGGTTCTCGCATATGCGGTGCTGGTTGTGGTGGTGGCTGCGGCGTTCGGTGTGGTGTACGTGTTGCGGTCGCGTCATGCTGGCCGATGGTTGAACGGGCGTGTGACTCGTCATCCGGTTGTGGCGACTGTGGTGGTGCTCGCTGGTGCGTTCGGTGTGCAGCACTACCTGCTCGGTTAGCCCCAGCCGTTGAAGTAGGCGAGCACCACGAACACGGCGATGACGATCATCGCGATCTCGCCGATCGTGACCGTTCGGTAGTTCACCGGGGCCCCCGTTCCTATTTGGCTGAGAGTGTGAGGCGGGTGTTGCCGTAGCCGGGTCCAGCGTGGCACGTGACACCACCCGACAGCGAGTGGACGTTCACCTGGTATCCGCCGGGTGTGGCCTGGTCGAAGTGGTGGCTGACACGGACGGGCCACATGAGCGCCCGGTCGCTGTTGATGCGGCCGATCGTGATGGTCCCGGTGGTCATGGTGATCGCCCCGGGGTCGAGGTGGATCTCGAACGTGACCTCGCCGCCGTTCGTGCTGGTGATCTCGAGGGCGGGGATGGAGAGGTCGAGGATCAGTTGGGCGTCGGGGTCGATGTCGACGGTGCCCGCGAATAGTTCCTTCGTTTGCCCGGACGGGACGACGAGGTCTGTGTCGAGGGTCTGTTCGTCGCTGATCTTGTAGACGGGTTCGGTGGTGGCGATCTTGCGGCCGAGGAAGTCGACGAGCTCGAGCATTACGCCTCCGGGATCGTGTAGCCGAACGGCAACGGGTCTGTGCCTTGCGGGTCGCGGATGTAGGTTCCGGAGTGGGTGCCGCGGACGAACCGGTAGCCGGTGCGAGGCCTGTACTCCTCACCCGGGTGCGTGGAGTCGGGGATGTCCAGCCCGGACAGGAGCCGCTTGATCTCCATCACGATCTCGGTCTGTTCCCGGTTCAGCTCGAGCAGCCGGTTGAGGCGCCGGTGCAGGCTGTTCTCCGTCTCTCTAGAGCGCTCGGTTTCGGGTTCGGCGTGTACAGCATTGGTTTTAAGCATTGAGATCAACCCCCTGCTGTTTCGGCTTTTTCTAGTAGTAGTTCGGCCCCCCCTACCCCCCCATTTCCACAGGCCTCTCCCCAGGGTTATCCACAGTTGGGGAGAGGCTCGTCTGCCCGGTCGGTAGCTCAAGTCCGACCTCACCCACTCCACGAAGCAACTGCAATGCCAGGCGTCACCTCGTCGAACAGCGACAACTGCCGTCGCCACGCGTCCCAGGCATGCCCCACCGCACCAGAGCCAGGGAAGAGGTCCGCAAGCTCGTCTTCCGGCCCCAGCCCGAGCAGGTTGAACACCCAGTGGCAGAACGCGACCGGCTTCTGCCCGGTGATCTCGTTCCCGAGGAATCCGTGCGGTTGCGATGCGACGAGGGTGTCCCGCACGAAATCGTGCGGGTGACGTTGCCGCCAGTGCGGTATCCGCACAAGCAGCGGCTCCCACGTCCACATCACTCGGCACGGCGGAAACGGACTGCCAGCGCTTCGAAGCCAGACACAAACGCGCATGTCGCTTCCGAGCGGCGGGCACTGGGCGAGTACGGCGGGGAGCGCAGGCACGGATGTGGAGAGCGCCCACCCGTCCGGGAATTCGGATTCCAGTCGATCGACGAGAACCCGATGATCAACCTCGCCCCTATAGTCTGGGTGATCCCGGTAGTGGCGTTTCGCCTGCCCGGGATAGGGAGGATCTGCGTACGCGACTCTCATTCGGGCATCACCGTCTGCCCCTGGCCGCTCAACATCTGGATGACGAAGTCCGCCTCGTCCGGGGTCAACTGGTCGGGCTCATCGATCTGCCGGGACGCGTACTC